GGAGCTGCATGACAAAGTCATCGGGCATTATCTGAACATAAAACACTATCAATAAGTTGGAGTCATTACCATCTATCACAAGGAAAATAAAAATCAGCAGATTTTTATTGGTGAGCCCGTGGTAAGCAGAACCAATGGTAAATGGGTCATTACCATTAGTCGTCGCCTTGAAACCCACACCGGGGCATTTAACGGTGTCGTGGTGGTGACGCTGGGTATCGAGAATTTTCTCGCGCTTTACGGGCAGATTAATATTGGTCACCTGGGCGTCATTGGCTTAACGACGCAATCCGGCGTGCTGCTGGTCCGTCACCCCTTTAAAAATACCTACGTCGGCACGATTTTTTCTGATTCACCCCTCTTCAGGAAATACCTAAAGGTACAAAATACCGGGATAGCCAGTTCCGTTTCGCGGTTTGATAAAATCGAACGCATTTACGCCTATGAGAAAAACCGACGCTACGGGCTGGTGACCACCGTGGCCGTCAGCATTGATGAAGCCCTCGCTCCGTGGCGCAAGCAGGCTATTCAGCTGGCGCTGCTCATTTTCGTTTTCACTGCGATACTTATCGTCGCGTCATACTTCCTGTATTCCGACTTATCCAGAAAAACCAGAGATAATAAGGCGCTGAAGATTATCGCTTCCGAGGATGCGTTGACCGGGCTGTACAACCGTCGCATTTTTGATGAAAGAATCCTCTCGGAAATCGCGACGTGTGCCGCGCATGACGCAGCAATTTCGATACTGATTGTGGACGTGGACTACTTCAAAAAATACAACGATAACTACGGCCATCCGGAAGGAGACCGGTGTCTGACGCTGTTGGGAAACAGTCTCAGGGAGAGCCTTACCCGTGATAATCAGATTGTAGCGCGCTACGGTGGAGAGGAGTTTGCGCTGATATTGCCTGATACGGATATTCAGGAGGCGCTTCGACTGGCGCAGACGATTATTCGCAACGTGTTCTCCCTGCAAATCGCGCATGATTTTAGCCCCTTCGGACGGGTGACGGTAAGCGTCGGGATTTCCACCGCGCGTGCGGTCGACATCGCGGGCAGCCAGCAGAATATCATTATTGCCGCTGACCAGGCGCTCTATCAGGCAAAGCGCGCAGGACGTAACCGGTACGCGTTTGTTGGGGTATGAACAGAAAAAAAAAGCCCACTCAGGAGTGGGCAAGAAATACTGGAAGCAATGTGAGCAATGTCGTACTGAATACCTGAGTGTTACGCTCAACTATTCAGTGTTGAGAAAGATAATCTTTCTCAACAAAAGATGCAACCCCACAGTTTATGCGGCTGGACCTTTTTGTTGATGAATAATTGCGCACTCTCTCATTGTGATGCCTATCACAAATTTCCTTTCTGAAATCCTGTGCTATTCTTTTTTGTGTCGTTGATTTAATGACAAAAACCATACAGAGAGGAAAGTTATGGGAATTTTATCCTGGATTATCTTTGGGCTTATTGCGGGTATTCTGGCGAAGTGGATCATGCCGGGCAAAGATGGCGGTGGGTTTATCGTCACCGTAATACTGGGTATTATCGGCGCGGTAGTCGGCGGCTGGATCAGTACGCTGTTCGGTTTTGGCAAAGTCGATGGCTTTAACTTCGGCAGTTTCGCCGTCGCGGTGATTGGTGCGCTGGTTGTTCTGTTTATCTACAGAAAAATCAAAAGCTAAGGCTTACAAGCGTGAAAAAAGGCTGCCAGATGGCGGCCTTTTTACGTAGTGGCGTTTACCACCAGCCAAGCTGCGTGCCGGCAAATGCCGCGATGGCAACGATCAGCATAACGAGGGTCGTTTTTCTCATTTATGCCCCACCCAGGCGCCGCGTAACCACCGACAAAAAACCATGCTAAAAAAATCACCGCCGTTATAAAAATAACGACCGGGAAGAGGATCCCTATTCTCATATCATCACCTGTTTCGGTTTTTGTAACGCCGTAGAGTGTACGGGGTTAATCCATAGTGAGAAAGCGTGTTTTGCTTTTTCCTTTCTTATCCTGATACATCGCGACATCTGCGTCGCGTAATGCGCTGTCCGGATCGGTTATCTGAGGGTCCACTTCGATAACGCCAACGCTGGCTCCGGGGTAAATGAGGTTGACGCTACCCAGCCAGTATTCACCGGCAATAGAGGCGCTGAGACGCGTTTTGAGCAGCGTGACCTGCGCGTTATCTCCTTCGCTGTGGGATGTGCTCAACGACGCCACCAGAAACTCATCGCCGCCCAGCCGGCCAATGATATCGTCCTGCTGTTTTTCTTCCGTCAGACGCTTGCCCACTTCAATCAGGAACTGGTCGCCAGCCTCGTGGCCGTAGCGATCGTTAATCAGCTTGAAATCATCCAGATCGATGAACGCGATGACGGTGTTACGCTTAAGGTGCCGCGCCAGGGAAAACAGCGTGGTCAGATCTTCAAAAATGGCGCGACGGTTGGGTAAACCGGTAAGGGCATCCGTGTAAGAGTGCGCGATGAGGGCCGCATTGGCTTCGCGAAGCTGGGTTACCAGCGACTCTTTCTGAATGGACTGGGCAATCAGCCCGGCGAATAACTTCAGAACCTGTTCACCGCGCTCGCTAAGCGGCTTTCTGGCCGTGCTGGTGGCACAAAGCGTTCCGTAGAGTGAACCATCCGCAAGATGGACAGGAATACTCATGTAGGTCGTAATGCCGAGCGCTTTCGCCGCCTCGCACTCCGGCCAGCGTTCGGGAACGTCGTTGCTGAATACGGTGTCGCTATCCAGCGCGCGCTTGCACAGTGTTTCATCCCATGGGACGCTCAGCCCCTCAGGAATTGTCATCTGCTTGCTGTTGCGGGCGTAGAGGATATGCTGCAGTCGGGCTTCGATATCTACCTTGGTGAGGTAAGTCGACTCCATGTCAGTCACAATCTCCAGCATCTCCAGCAGCTGGCGAACGAGACCTTCAAGGGATTGTTCAGTGGCGAGGGTTTCTGAAACACGGGCAAGGATAATATCCGACATGACGTAGAATGACTCCCAGGCAGAAGACGTCTGCATCTGCATGTTATGCTGAATTTTTAGACTTCAGGCATAGTAAAACATGAATATAAAAAATTTAATATATGCAGGGAGAGGGCAGCAGCAGAGAAAAAAAGGCCCCGTTGTTGAGACCGGGGCAAAGACATCTTGATTACGGAATGATGTTCTCTGGTCATATCGAGAACATGCCACACTATAGTGTTGAAAAGTGCAGTTAAAATGGAGAAATCATGGAGAAAGGGGCGATGACCCGTTAACCTTAGATTGTCATGATGTCACAAGGATCAATGAGATGAGATTTCTGCTTCTGGCGCTGGCGCTTCCCCTGGCTGCCTGCACCGCGAAAACAACCCCACCCGATGCCCCGAAACCACCGCACGCTAACGGTATGGCGAACCCGGCCTCCGTGTACTGCCTGGAGAAAGGCGGGGAACAGATCCCGGTTCAAAGCCCGCAGGGCGTACGCACGGAGTGCAAACTACCGGGGGGCGAAGTGATTGATGAATGGACGCTCTACCGTCGCGATCGTCCGCAACCCGCCAGGTGACAGACGTATATTGCCTGCGATACACTTCTCTTTAGGATTATTCTTAGCCAGTTCCTGGCTACCGTTACCGTGAGAGAAGTATGTTTCAGCTTAAACCGGGCAGCATGGCGATGATCATCGGTGCCCGCACGGCGTCAGGCCGTCGCAATATTGGTAAATCTGTTGAGCTGTTTGGCCTGTGTCAGCCCGGCCTGCGTTTCGTTAACCCGGTCAACGGCGTGATGACGCAATTACCCGCTACCGCCGATCGCGCCCTTTGGCTGGTGACTGGCGATGTTTACGCCTTTGACAATCAGCACGGCTTTGCCTTTGTCCGCGCCGAACATCTGATGCCGCTCACTCCCGATGAAGCGCCGCAAATCCTCGATGAGCTGGCGATCGGCTGATCAGAGATGGCGCAGCCAGTCGGCTAATACCAGGGCGTGATTTTGCTTCGTGTCTTTGGCAGCAAAGAGCAGGGTGACGGTCTGCCTGTTCGCCAGCGTCGCCAGACGCATTCCCTCGTCAGCATGCTGCGCCAGCTCTTCCCGATAGGCTTTGCTGAAGGCGGCGAAATCAATGGTTTCGCTATGAAAGGCCTTGCGTAATTCATTCGAGGGCGTGAGCGTTTTACACCATTCATCATACGCGAGGTCCGTCTTTTTAACCCCGCGCGGCCACAGTTTGTCCACCAGCACCCGATAGCCGTCGTCCGGGCCAGCCTGCTCGTATACGCGTTTGCATTGAATCATAATTCCACCCTCCCAATTTAAGGTATTGTGATAATTGCAGAAGATCGGTAGTCTGAGGTTCCTTATGTTATCTGATAATACTCTGGCATAAGGAACCTTTCATGGAACACCTCCCGGTTAAAACGACGCTGCGCATTGCGCTGGTTGGCGATTACAATCCCAGTGTTATTGCGCATCAGGCGATCCCGCTGGCGATTGACGACGCCGCCGCAGTCCTTGACCTCACCGCCGATTACGACTGGCTTGCCACCACGGAGCTGACGAGCCCTGAAGATCTGGTGGGCTACGATGCCATCTGGCTGGTGCCTGCCAGCCCCTATAAAAACACTGAGGCCGCCTTTATCGCCGCGCGCTACGCGCGTGAAAACGGCGTACCGTTCCTTGGCACCTGCGGCGGATTCCAGCACGCGCTGATTGAGTATGCTCGTAATGTGTTGGGCTGGGCCGATGCGGCACATGCCGAGACGGATACCGAAGGCACCATGGTGATTGCGCCGCTGACCTGCTCGCTGGTGGAAAAAACCGATGCCATTGAGCTGCGCAAAAATACGCTGATCGCGAAAGCGTACGGCAAGCCGGAAATTGAAGAGGGCTATCACTGTAACTATGGCGTGTCGCCGGCGTTTGCACAGGCGCTGGAAAGCGGTGACATGCATGTTACGGGCTGGGACGAACAGGGGGAAATTCGCGCCGCAGAACTGGTCACGCACCCGTTCTTCGTGATCACCTTATTCCAGCATGAGCGTGCCGCGCTGGAAGGCCGTCCGGTCGTGCTGGTGCAGGCGATGCTGCGCGCGGCTCGCGGGTAGGAAAAGGCAGACCCGATGGTCTGCCACAGTCTTTAACGGGGCGAGATCTCGCGGTCTCGCCCGGCAAGCACGCCGCAGAGTGCCATTATCACGGCGGCCAGAGCGCAGCCCAGAAGCGGGATTTGCCAGTCTCCCGCGCTATCGTGAATTTTCCCCATCAGCGGAGGGCCGCAGGCGGCGAGCAGATAGCCAATCGACTGCGCCATGCCGGACAGAGCCGCAGCCTGGTGCGCGGAGCTGGCGCGCAGACCGATGAACGTCAGGCCGAGGATCATCGTTGCTCCAGAGCCAAAGCCAAACACCAGCGTCCACATCACCGCCATGTCAGGCATAAACCATAGCCCCGCCGCGCTTACCGCGCACATCAGCGCCACCGCGCCGGCGATCCCCCGCTGGTCTTTCAGACGGTGGAGGATCAGCGGAACGGCAAGCCCCGGCACGGCCGTGGCCAGCTGCAACAGTCCGTGCACCGAGCCGGCCTGCGCTTCGCTGTAGCCGTGGCTGAGCAATATCGCCGGCAGCCAGCCGATGATGACGTAGTAAATCAGCGAGTTAATCCCCAAAAAGAGCGTGACCTGCCAGGCGAGGGCCGAGCGCCAGATGGCGCGGTTATGCAGAGCGCCAGCGCCCGTTACCGTCGCAACGTGTTTCAGGCGCCACTGCGGCAGCCAGAGCAGCAGCGCGACCAGCGGAAACGCCATTAGCATCAGCAGCGCGCCATGCCAGCCTGCGCTACCCTGCGCCAGGGGAACAATCATCGCTGAGCCAAACGCCGCCGAGACGCCCATCGTCAGGGAATAGGCCCCGGTGAGTCGGGCTACCTGGCCCGGGAAGTCACGCTTAATTAATCCGGGTAACAGCACGTTCCCGAGCGCAATTCCGCAGCCGATGACCGCGGTTCCGATGAAAAGCAGCGCGGCGGAAGGCAGCGAGCGAAGTGCAATTCCGGCGCAAATCAGCAGCAGGGCGACAAACAGGCTGCGCTCCATGCCAATACGTCGGGCAACGCCTGCGGCAAGCGGTGAGACAAGGGCGAAAGCCAGCAGGGGCAGGGTGGTCAGCAGACCGGTTTGCGCCGTGCTTAAGCCATAATCAAGACGAATAGTGTCGAGCAGCGGGGCTGCGCCGGTAAAGGTGACGCGAAGCGTAGTGGCAATCATCAGGATGCCTGCAATCAACAGCGCGCCGTGTTTTCCTGAGGTGCGAATAGCAGTAGTCATTATGTTCTCATACGTTCAAGCGAGCGCACACAATACCGATTTTCCCGGCGGTTTAAATCAGGCTAAAATGACAGTTTATCGCTAAAATCGGACAAACTGATGATTGGTCTGGGACTGGACGGCTATGATCCCGATAGCCAGCACGATGCGGCCGTCGCATTTCGCATCCGCGTGGTGGCGGAGGAACAGTATATTCCCCGGCATCATCACCGTAAGGGGCAGCTGATTCTGGCCCTCGGCGGCGCGATCACCTGCGAAGTGGAAAATGCCATGCTGATGGTTCCGCCCCAGTACGCCGTCTGGATCCCCGGCCAGATGCCGCACAGCAACAGGGCCACCCCGGGCGCGCAGCTCTGCTTTTTGTTCATTGAGCCGGGGGCGGCAAGCTTGCCCGACCGCTGCTGCACCCTGAAAATCTCCCCTCTGGTGCGGGAGCTGATTTTATCCCTGGCGGAAAAATCGCGTGAACAACTCTCTCTTGCGGCCACGTCGCGCCTGGTAGACGTTCTGTTTGACGAGCTGCCGCTCCAGCGTCAGGAGCATCTGCAGCTGCCCGTCTCGCCCCATCCTAAAATTCGGCTGATGAGCGAGAAAATGGCGGAAGAGCCCGCCGCCTGGCAGACGCTGACGCAGTGGGCGAGCCACTTTGCCATGAGCGAACGCAACCTGGCGCGGCTGGTGGTGAAAGAGACCGGTTTAAGCTTTCGCCGCTGGCGTCACCAGCTGCAGCTGATCGTGGCGTTACAGCATTTGATCGGTGGGAAATCGGTACAGCAGGTGGCACAGACACTCGGCTATGACTCTACCACCGCGTTTATCACCATGTTCAGAAAGGGACTGGGCCAGACGCCGGCGCGTTATATGGCCAGCCTGACTACGACTTCCCAATAAACAGAGAGACAAGGCCTGCCGCAATCAGCGGCCCCACCGGAACGCCGCGAAAGAGCGCCACGCCCAGCACGGTGCCCACCAGCAGACCCGCCACCAGCGAGGGCTGGCTGCTCATCAGCGTAACGCCGCGCCCGCCCAGCCACGAAACAAAAATCCCCACCGCGATCGCCACCAGCGATTTCCAGTTTACAAACGAGTGCAGCAGGGTTGAAGCGGGAAGCGTGCCGCTGGCGATGGGCGCCATTACTCCGATGGTTAAAATGATGATCCCGATGGTGAGGCCTTGTTTTTCTATCCACGGGAAGAAGGTATTTAACGGGGTCACGCGAACAATAATCAGCACCAGAATCGAGATGGCGACGGTGGTGTTATGGCTGACAAAGCCGAGCGCGGCGAGTGCCAGAAGAATGAGCAGAGTAGGGTCAAACATAGGGAATCCTTGCCAAAATAATCAACTTGCTTACTGTACGCGCAAACGCGTCGGAGGACAGTTTTAAAAAGATTATATTGCTGTCATAACCTTGTCATTTACGCGGATTAAAACGAAGGCAGATATCGCAAAAGGGGTCGCCATCATGAACGATCACATGTTTGTTGAAACGCTGATTATCTCCTCATCGTTTTTCGCTATTGCCATTATTCTCGTCGCCTCCGTGCTGTTTCTGGAAAGAAAAGGCTGACAGGGGCGTCAGCCATCGCGGTTACGCTTTGTGGAAGGTCACCAGCTCAGGACGGGCGATGCGCAGGTAATCCTGGGTATCCATAATCACGGATTTCTCCAGTAAACCGGCGTTAAAGGCGATTTCGTCAAAGCGCTCGAACAGCAGCGGGTCGGCAACCAGCGCCAAATCAGGATGGAAGCTAAAGGGCGGGATAGCGCCGAAAACGCAGGCGGTCAGGGTATCGACCTCAGCCGGGCTGGCGAGGGAGGCCTTCAGCCCGCCAAAATGGCTGGCAAGCTGGCTCAGGTCGGCCTGCAGATCGGCGGCGAGGATCGCCAGAACGTGTTTTTTTACGCCGTTTCCCTTCACCTTGCAGACCAGGGCTTTGGCGCCTTGCCGCAGATCGGTCCCGCGAATTTCACTTACCGCTTCACATTTCCCGACCGCCGCATGCTCCATAACGCGAAACCGCGCGCCCTGTTCGGTGAGTAAGGTAATCAGCTGCTGGTGGGTTCCTGCCCCAATAACGTCGTCAGTCATAACGATTTCCCGGTGATAATCCATTTTGCAGGGTTCTACATTAGCACGGGATGAACGAGGTCGAAAGAAAACAGCCAGCGGGTTCGCTGGCTGTTGGATTATGCGTTGCTGGTAGCAGATTGCTTGTGGAGCAATTCGCAGTATTGTAACTCTATGTAATCTATTAAGAAATTTTCTTCCCCAAATCATCCCCAAAAACATTCCCCAAAACGTGTACCACATTAATCGGAAATCAGGGGATCTCTCTGGTTCATCCATCTCTTTAAATAACTAATTTTTTCCATTCCAAACCGCGATCATCTCCATACATAGCGCTCATAGCTTCTGTCTTATGGCCAAGCAATGTTTTTACATCTATACCTTGGGCTTCATAGGTTCTTGATGAGAGGGATCTCTGCTCATGGAAAGGTGGCAAGACGGTGCAATCCTTTGGCCACACGATATTCGCTTTGTCTCTCGCTTCCTTAAAATACTTAGATATTGTTTTTTCAGGTACGTGTGAGCCAGCCTTACCATAGGCGTGATGTTTAACGTGGTGGATTAGATATGGGCTTACAACTCTGTCCCGACACTTGCTGATGACATCAGACAATGTCATGCCAATGGCATCACATCTTAAATTTAATGGAATAGCTAACTTCACGCCTGTTTTGTTCTGGGTTATATGAAGGTGGTTATCCCAGATGTCGCTGAACTTCATCGACACTATGTCTCCAATACGCTGGCCCGTTACCAGAGCCAGGAGCATGGAGTTCTGAGCGCATGGAGGCATTGATCCAGCGCTTTCATAAATTAACTTCCATTGGTCAATACTCAGCCTGCTTCTCTTGACCTTAGCAATCGGGTTCTTCACTGCTAAAGCAGGGTTATAGCCTGGATCAACCTCGCCAGCGTGCTGTGCCTCTTTAAACACGTCGTTCAGAACGCTTCGCACAAGCTGACCCATTCTGTGTTTACCTTCAGATTTATATTCATCAATAATTGTTGCAATTAGTTTTGTGTCTACCTCCTTCAGGCGCATATTAGGAGCCCTATCAGCAAGAACTTGAGCACATATTCTTCTTGATTTAACAGTCGTTTTTTTTATCTCTCCGTCACGCATCCTTTCCATCTGAATATCTACGTATCTTTTTATCCAGTCAGCAACACGAATTCCTTGCTCTTTCTTTTCTGAGCTCTTCATGGCCATATCAATCAGTGCGAAAGATTGACGAGTTTCCTGCTCAGAGGTTATCCGATTCAACTCAGTAGCAGCGGCCTTTGCTGCCTCTTCATCAGTTCCGAAACCTATAAACGTTCCAGTGACAGGATGCCGATACTGCCAGTAAATTTTTGATGTACGTTTATCCAACTTGCAATAAAGGTTGGGTATTTTAACGTTATGCTTTCTGGGGCGAGCTGCCATTTATCGCTTTCTCCACTAACTGGCGAGCCTTGTCTGATAACGATGATGAAATATCAACATTGCCTACCATGCCAATAAAACGAGCGTCCTCATCAATAACCCAGCGTCGACCTTGCTTTAAAGCAGGTGGGAAAGTTTGCTTGGTCTTGGCTATTTTGTTTAGTGCTGAGTTGCTTAATGGATATTTGAACCCATTAGGACCCGAAGCCCACTCATGTAGTGTTACTAACTGCCCCATACGTTGCTCTCCACTTAACCGGCTGCACCCGGCTATCTCTTATAGAAAATGCAAGATGAGCAACCACCACGAAGCCCATCATTGCAGGTACGACATCTTTTTGTTTCGGTGTAATAGAGCTGGTGGACCATCTCCTTCGGCATGAGAACCGGCATCGGCACGCGGATAACCAGCTTTTTGAGCCTGTCGATTTCCCCGGCTAGCTCCAGAAGGCGGAAACGACAATCCTGTGCCTCATCGCGCCACCAAGCCACATCTGCTTTAAGGCGGCGCAGGCGCCGCTGTTTGAGTTTGCTCACCATGGCAGACACCCCATACCCTGAAGTGCGCCGATGACCAGCAGCACGAACATCACTGCGTCGAATGGGTTAGGCATCGCGCACCTCAAGCCGCCAAACGGCCTGGCCGATTCTGCTGTGATGTGCATCCTTGCTGACAGTCCCCTCCCTTGCCAACTCGGTGAGTATTTTTCGAAGCTCTGCTGATTTCCACTCCTCCTCCGGGAAGGCAGACTCCATGGCTAAACGCAGATTCCATGTCGCCATGCGGAACGGCCATCGTCCACCGAGTAGTTTTTCATCCTGGGCAGCACGTGCACGCATCACCTGCAGAATTTTAGCTTTTGCGTCCATCACTTCACCTCCTGCTGCGGTTCTGCTGGCAGTGGCATCCAGTGGGTTGGCTGGCAGTAAATGCCATCGCCATTTCGCCATGTGGCAAACCTGAAGCAGCCTTCGCGCTCATTCCGCTCCAAATACCCAACCATTTGCTCTTTCTTATCTGAGCAATAAACCTGAACGTCAACCTCTGGTTCCGGCATCCGCTCACTGCAAGCCACCCAACCATCAGGAATAACCGGAGAGTTGCCACTGGTTTTGATGTGCAGACGAGGTTCGCCGTCTTTCGGCTCCGGCCACTGGCGCGCCATGTTCAGTTTCAGCTTTTCTTCCATCGCTGCTGTGATTTCACCGTCACTGATACCGGCGCGGCGCTGAGCATCCCATAGCAGGAACTGCATATCTGCCCACTCGCTGAGGTCGCCAGGTTCGGCGGCTGCCTCCAGCGCCTCTTTCGAGAGGTGTTTCAGTGGACCTATGGGGCCGACATCGCCGAACGTAGCCTGTGACCACTCAGCATGGCGCTGACGGATGAGATTGCGTAACTGCAGCGATGATCCAATTTCTTCGCGCAACTTGTAAGCAGTCGTTACAGGTTCGAGTTGTTCGGGATTACCGAACGACTGAAGCATGACGGCGCGGCAGGCGTCAAACACTGCATTGTTAAACTTCACACCTTCAAACAAGATTTTTCCATCATGCTCAAACCAGAACTCGGACTTCTCAGCATCAGGTAAGAGGCTTTTAAGCACGCCATCGGGCACAGATACCGGCGCTGGCGTGGCAGAGCGATACAGAAGAACATCACCCATCTCTGCTCTGGACGCAGGCCATACGTCTGCATCAGAGCCAGATTTGAGATAATCAAGATTGGACTGGTCGATTACGCACACAGCCTCCGCTTCGAGCGATGCCAGCGCGATACGCAGCGCCGCCAGTGTATTGGTTCCATCTTCGCCAAGTCCGAACGGGATATCATCGCGGATGGCTTCCATGTCGGCAATTTTCTGCTGCAGCCATTGTTTGGTAATAGTGCTCACGTGTTATCCTCTCAGCGCCATAGTGCGCATTTCCAACTCAGCAATCCGCCTGTCTTTGGCTTCCAGCTCATCCAACATCCTACCCAGAGTTTTGGTGTGCATTTCTTCTCGCTCAAGCAATGCTGTTCCGCAATGTCGTTGCTCAAGTTCAGCAATCTCATTCAGCAGCGCCAGCATTGTTTCCGGGCTAGCTGCAGCGATATATCTCAATATGTTTTCAGACTGTTTCACTCCCCCTGCGGCTTTATTCAGACAGTAGATAGCCTCTGCTCCGCCTACTGTGATATATCCCCGCCCTGGGGCGCTGAGGTCGCTGGTGTAGACGTACTCCCAGTCATTTTGTCCTGCACGTTCAGCCGCTTCCCGTAATGCGCGTTTGTCGATGTTGCTCATTGGACGGCCTCCTGGCATTCGGTGATAATCTCAAGACCAATTTTCTTTGCCAGTGCATATTCAGCAACAGCGCCAGCAGATTTTTCCCAGCCACGCAGCATGAAAACCGCATCAGCGCAGCGGATCATTGCGCAGCAGATATCCATGTATTCGCGTTGCTCCAGGCCATCAGGTAAAACGGCAGGGTTGAGAACAACATTCCCATCAAGACTTAACTTCAGCGCGAACGCCTTAAACGCAGGACGGTTGAAATCCTTGTATCCTGTCATTGGGCCAGCGATGTAAATTTTTCTGCTCACGACTGCACTCCTTTGCGATGTTGGGAGGCTATGGCTTTATGCTCATCAATAATTTGCGATGCTTCTGCATGGGCCAAACCTTCGAGGGAGATAACACCTGTGTCACTTATCCCGGCCAGGCTAATCAGTTCAACAAGGCGGCGCGCTTTCTTAACGCTAATTTCTGGCGCTATAACGCTGCGGGTGACTTTCTTCTTGCCCTTTGCGGCAGCAGAAGCTTTATCCTTCTGAAGAACCTCACCGGCCTTTTCTCCGAACTCTTTTATTCGGTCAACAGCCACATCTACGGACACGGTCCCAGACTTAACTTCTTTCTGAACGTCGTGGTTAGCTGTGCTAAGAAGCAGAAGCTTTTCGACAGTAGGAACAGACTTGTTGACCAGTTTTGCAATATCGCTAGTGGTCTGGTTGAAGGCGTTATGCAGCTCCTGGATAACTGCAGCCTGCTCCATATCGGAGAGCGGCAGCTGGTTGTTACTGGTCATGATGCGCGCCAGGCGCTGAACATCGCTACCGTTGAACGGCATGATGTGGATGCGGTCAACTGGCTTGCCAGCTTCAGCGCAGCGCGCATAGCAACGACGGCGGCGGTGACCTTCAACAACCCACACACCACCATCATCACGGGCGATAACTTCCAGCGGTGGGACTGAACCACCGTTCATCAGATAGTTGAACAGGTCATCATCAGCCTGGCGGGTGCGTTCATCGTCTTCACGCTTGTTGAAACCTTCACGAACGTGGATATCTGAAAGAGCGATAAACATCCCGGTATCGGTGCGCTTAATTACACCGGCCTTGGTCATTTGCTTGAATGAGTTAGCCATTAGAGAACAACCTCGTTATTCAGGGAAATGACGACACTAGGCAGCTCACGGAGTTCTCGCTGAGCTTCCAGCAGGTGCATGTTGGTAGGCGTTTTTGTGTAGCGCTCTTCGATACGGTCACACTCTTTGGCCCAGCTGGTGACATCCTCACGTAGCGTAGCGTTCTGCTCAGCCAGTTCCTTCCGCTGCGCCATCGCTTCACACAGCGCGACGCTGGTATAGTCAAGACGGTTAGCCAGTTCGTTAACCATCCAACCATAAGCGGCAGGAAGGAGAGGGGCGGCCTTGCGAGCTGCGTCAATAAGCTGCTCTCTGGTCATGCGTGGTTGTAACTCGGTGACGTTCTGTGTGTTCGTCATGGTTAGTTTCTCCGTGTTATAAGCGCTCTGCACAGCGCTGATTTTTGGTTGCACGAATCCCTCGCCTGATAGCGACAAAACATAAAGGGGGTTCGTTTTAGTAAGCACCCAACCAGGGCACTTAGTGAAACGGGCGGCTGCCACCGCCTATTAGCTTCTCCACAATTGGGAGCGCGTTCCCCTGAGTTGATTTAACGACTGCGGCCTCTCAAGGAACCGGCTGAACGCGCTTTCAGTTGTGAAAAGGGGCGGTCGACATTAAGGACATTCAAAACTGCCGACCGCCAAGACTACACACAGCAATGAAACTTTTGCCTGTCTTTTCACCACATCAGGCTCGGTGGTATTCTCAGCGTTCTCACACACCAAGAAATGGAATCAAAAAATGACAAAAGAAGAAAAAATCCTCTATTTATTCGAGTTATCAGTAAAGACCCACACCGCTTACCAGACTGCTGCTATGGTTGCTAATGTGGAATACACGACGTCGGAAAAGCCTATGGACGACATCAGTAAGCTGTATGACAAACTCGAAACCCTACTCGACAAAAAGTTTGCTGATGCTGGGTTTAAGTGATTTCTGAATAATCGACAGAACCCAACTTAAATTTTCTTGAGTGGGCGTAACTCCTCGTGCGTTAAGTTCACTCTTCAAAAGATCGAGTACTTCAGCGCTAACGCGTAAAATATCTTCTTGCTTGTTAACGACAGCCATAATCACCTCAACATTCCCGCTTCCGTTCGATCGACGGACCTGGTAAGGAATCCCCGGACCGCTGCGGCACATGTGCCATATACCGTACTTCTATCAAAGTTGTTGAGTTGTGTAACGAACAACAACTTTAAGGTGTAATTTAGTTGTGGTTTTCAGTGGTGTCAACAACTTTATGTGGTTTGATTGAATTTTGTAGCAATGCAAGGATGTAAAAAAAAGGAGGCTGTATGGAAGACAAGCTCTACGTATTTAACTACACACAAAATCGAGACAAACTTTTCAACAACTTAATCAGCATCATTGATGGGATTCTTTCAGATGGAGTGGTTAAGGACGAAGAGATCCTTTACCTGGACACATGGTTATTAGAGGCTGGAGAAATTATTCAAAATGGTGTCATTAGAGGGTTAAGTTCGCGCGTATCAAAAATACTGGCTGACGGCGCAGTAACCGAGGAAGAGAGACAGGAGCTTAAACAACACCTATTAGATATCCAAAGGGACATACTTGATATCCCAGAGGTGGACTTCTTTTCGAAAGAATCGGATCTACATTTGCTTAATGGGCTTTGCAAAGGACTTATATCAGACAAGGCGTTGTCTGATGAAGAGGTTCGATATTTGGATTGGTGGTTAACCCAAAATGGGGCTCTAAAAAATAACTATCCAGGTAAAGAACTCTTTAAGCTGGTAAAGGAAATTCTCAACGATGGTGTAATAACGGCCGAGGAAAGCCAGACGTTGCACAAGGCATTGGTAGATTTTACAGGCTGCGATCTTGAAAGTGGGGTTGTCGATGGTCTATCAACAAAGCTTCCTGTAGATAGCGATACCGACATTGATCTTGAAGGCAAAATATTCTGTCTCACGGGAGTATTTATGGCTGGTAAAAGAAGTCATGTAGAGGATATTTTGAAGCGCTGTAACGGACTGATTTCAAACACAGTTACTAAAAAAATTGATTATTTAGTAATTGGAACCTTATCTTCTCGTGACTGGAGATTCTCCAGTCACGGAAGAAAAATTGAGAAGGCGATTTCTTATAGAGACAACGAGGGTGTTGGCCTTAAAGTGATTTCAGAAGAAATGCTTTTTGACGCATTACCAAGACCGTGATGACCAAAATACCCGCCCTATAACGTGAATTCTTGCTCTTCGTTCATCAAAGTTGAGTACTTCATCCGGGTACTCTTCTTTGTTGAAACTTCTCAGAATGAGCCCGCCATCTGGCTGGTTAATCAAAACCTTAACTCTTAGAAGAACGCCATCTCTAATTGCATAAAGATCACCATCCCTAATTGGTCTGGATTGCGACATATCTACAGCAACATAATCTCCATTGTTAAGAACAGGAAGTAGGCTATTCCCCCAAATTTGAACAATTCTTGCATTAGAAGGGCTAACACCAGCCTTTCTCAGGTCAAATCTTCTTAGTGGGAACGAATCAACAACGTTTTCAACAATCTCTGCTTCACAGCCATTACCAGCCGAAAGTTCAATGTCTAAAACTGGAATATCCGCAAAAACAGCCGGATCAAGTCTTGCCTCCTCAGCTTCTTCTATCACGTAGTCGGATAACTTTCCGTTCTCTTCCACGCCCAGCAATAGCCATTTTTGGGAAACATTCAAAGCCTTAGCAATCTCTTTAATCTTCCTTGGCTGAAGAGTATCCCCATTCTCAATTTTAGCTACTGACTGCTGAGACAGCCCAACGTTTTCAGCAAGCTGAGCCTGGCTCAACCCCAGCTTTTCGCGCGCCGCTTTTAATCTTTCAGCAAGTGTGTTCACAACTTTCTCCCCTATATAAGGCGAGATTACAACTTTATGTTTTAGCTTTCCAACACCTAAAAGTTGTGATAAAAGTTGTGAAGGTTGTATAATGTGTTCTGTTAACAACTTTACCACCCATGAATGACAGGAGAAGACCATGACACCAGTGCAGGAGGCCTTAACAGAGGCGATTAATTCTGCAGGTAGCCAATCTGAACTTGCCCGCCGACTAAGCGAGATTTCTGGTCGAACAGTTAAGCAGCAGCAAGTTTGGAACTGGCTACATCGTGAGAAGAGACCACCAGTAAAACAATCCCAGTTTATTGAGAGAGTTACTGGAGTTACCAAAGAACGGCTTAGGCCTGATGTTTTCCATGAGTCTACAAATTAAGCCGATTGAAAGTAACTACCAAAGGAAAAACAACATGGTAGAGCCAAGCCTGAAAGAAGTAGTGAAAGCGATGTGCAAAGCGTACCCAGGTGGCCGTGAGGCTATGGCCGGTGCTCTTGGCATGTCCGTAACGCAGTTCAACAACAACCTGTACGAGAAGAACGGCTGTCGGTTCTTCGAAGTGAACGAGCTGGAAGCGATGGAAGACATTTCAAACACGTCTCTCCTGGCAGATTACTTTGCCCGTCGTCGCGGTGCACTGCTGGTGGACGTTCCGCATCTGGAAGACCTGGACCGTGTCGATCTGTTTACCCGCGCCATGAGAACTGCAGCAGCACGTGGTCAGGTTGATCAGATTATCCAGAAGGCCCTGGAAGATGGAGTGATTGAACCGCATGAAGCTGAAGAGATTCACGAGCATCACCGCCGTCACCTGGCTGCGCGTGAAGAAGAAATCCGCGCGATTGTTGCGCTGTTTAGCCGTAAGAAAAGCCAAAAGAAGTGACGCCCGCGAGTGTGCAGCTCCGGGCGCCTTGGCGTGTCGTATTCAGTGGAGAAACTAACGCATGAACAGTTTAAACCGATTGAGACCAGCGAAGCAATTCAGATGCCTTCCACTGGTGGGAAAAGATTCCCCGTTCGGCTATGTGGAGAGATTAAACGACCGGGCTGGCGTGAACAACTACCAGCCAGAGAACGCGATGGTAGAGGCTTTTGCTCAGATGAACGAGAAGGGGCGTGAAGAATGGCTGAAGTTAACCGGCGATTCAAAAACCACTACGGCGTCCCGGTCCGCGTCATCAGATGGGAGCCAGAGACTCGACGCGTTATATACCTTCGCGAAGGGTACGATCATGAGTGCTTCAGCCCTCTTGAACAATTCCAGCGTAAATTTACAGAGTTAAAGGACGACCATGAGCCTGTTGATGCCATCCCGGCCGATAGTGATTAACCCTGACCTTGCGTACAGCATTGGCCTGAACGAGGCTATTGCGTTGCAGCAGGTGAACTACTGGCTTAAAGAAACCACCTCCGGACTGGAGCGTGACGGCGTGCGCTGGATTTACAACACCAACGAGCAGTGGCTGGAGCAGTTCCCGTTCTGGTCTGAGTCTACGCTGAAGCGCACATTCACCCGCCTGAAGCAGCTGGGCGTGCTCAAAGTTGAGCAGCTGAACAAATCTCAGCGCGACATGACGAACTACTACACGATCAACTATGAAAGCGAGCTTTTAGATGAGGTCAAAGTGACCAAATCGAAGAGTTCAAAATGCACTCTTCCATCAGGTCAAAATGAACCGATGGAAGAGGTCAAAGTGAAACACTCCAGCGGGTCAAAACGAACCGCTCTCATCAGGTCAAATTGCACTGATGTTCTTACAGAGAATACAACAGAGAATACTACAGATATTAAAAAACCTATTTGTCCGGTTGCGCCGCAACCAGACGACATCGATCCGGCAATTCGTGTCTTATCCCATTTCAACGAGGTTACTGGATCGTCATACGGGAAGGGTGGGCGAAACAAAACCGTTTTGGGATACATCAGGGGGAGACTGTCAGAAGACTACAGCGCTGAAGACCTGATGCTGGTGGTGGACTATCTCACAGCAAAATGGGCTGATGATCCAAAAATGGATGATTACCTTCGCCCGAGCACTCTCTTTGGTCCAGAAAATTGCGTTGAGTATTTTGACAAGGCTCAGAAATGGCAAAAGCGCGGAAGGCCTGCGTGTGTCAAAGGGCGTTGGCAACTCGGCGGTAGCGCTGACCCAAACTTTAAGGCCAACTTCCAGAACGTTGATTACAGCGTTCCAGCCAACTCAGGTTTCCGTGTTTCCGGAGGTACTCAATGAGCTTTCTGAAAACAATTCAGTTATTCGTGGCCAATAACCCTGGACTGACGAACAAAGAGATTGCTGCAGCACTGCCGGAGTACGCATTGCACAGTGTTCAGCGTGCGGTATGCCGCCTGGTCATGCTTAACCGCGCTGAGCGCAAAGGTGTGCGTCCAAACTTCCGTTACTACGCAAAGGCACCTGTTGGTCCAATTGGGCCTATTGTCCCGCGCTACCCGGTAGAAAAAGCTGAAGTGATGCCTGAGCCAAAACAGGAAAGCGCACCAAACCCTGCTGTCATTGCGATGATGGACAAGGCTAAAGAGTTATCTGACAAGGGACTTTATCTGCGTGCTGCTACGGTTCTGATGGAGGCATTCAATCGCTCAAAGAACGAAACCATGCGAGCAAAAATTCTCAAAGAGCGTAAGCGCTGCCTGAGCATGGCGCCGAGGGTTAAAACCACCGGTGATGGATGGTGTCTGGCTGGCCGAGCGAGGAACGTCTGATGAAATACTCTCTGATTTACGCTGACCCAGCCTGGGAATATGGCAACACTGTCAGCAATGGCGCTGCCACCAATCACTACGGCACGATGAAGCTTATCGACATGAAGCGTCTTCCGGTCTGGGACCTGGCTGCCGATGATGCTGTTCTGGCTATGTGGTTCACCGGCACGCACACCCGCGAAGCTATCGAACTGGCTGAAGCATGGGGCTTTAAGGTCCGCACGATGAAGGGCTTTACCTGGGTGAAGTTCAACCCTCTTGCAGAACAGCACATCAACAGAGCTCTTCAGGGTGGTGGAGTAGAGGACTTTTACGACCTCCTCGACCTGCTAAACACCCAGACCCGCATGAACGGCGGCAACTACACCCGAGCCAATACCGAAGACATGTTGATCGCCACCAGGGGGAGCGGACTGGAACGCCAGTGCGCGAGCATCAAGCAGGTTATCTACAGCCCACTGGGCAAGCACAGCCAGAAGCCAGCAGAGGCGCGCTTCCGCCTGGAGAAGCTTTACGGTGACGTTCCGCGCATCGAACTCTTCAGCCGCTGCGGTGCACCTGGCTGGGACCACTGGGGTAATCAGGCCGAGTCGGCTGCGGTTGAATTGATTTCCGGTGTTGCTGTTCCGGTGACAAATAACCGGGAGCATGCAGCATGAAGAAGCTATCAACCGAGCAGGAGAACGCGGTTCGTGACGTTGCCCGTCAATGCAGCACCGCGCTTAAGAAAGCTATCACTGATAATCCCTCAGCAGGGTGGAACTCAATAGCAACGCCGATCCTGAAGGAATATCACGAGAAGGTTAAGCCAATGGGGGTAAGCCTAATGATGTTCTACAGCATCATCGGGCGGCTAAACGGTCGCTTTGGTCGCTACAAGGGCCGCATTGGGGAGGACTCATGAACGAGTTAACGCCGCGTCAAAGTGAAGTGTATGAAGCTATCAAGGTTCACATTGAGAAGGTTGGCTTCCCTCCAACGTTGATAGAGCTTGCTGAACTGATTGGTTGCTCATCGCAGAACGCTGCTGCTGAGCACGTGAAGGCGCTTAAGAAAAAGGGTTACATCTCCATTGCTCCTGGCGTTGCTAGGGGCATTTCCGTCGTCAAAACTGATTGGGTTGTAAATCCGGTATCGATCGTTAGAGACCTTTTATCTGGTGGAGACAAGGCGAGAGATAACGCAGTTGAATGGCTGAAAAAACAGAGAGTGACTTTATGAAACTGGTGCTCCCGTTCCCGCCGAGCGTAAACACTTACTGGCGAGCCCCGAATAAGGGGCCGTTAAAAGGCCGCCATCTTATCAGCGCCAAAGGCAGGGCATATCAAAGCGCTGCCTGTGTGGCTATCGTCGAGCAGCTTCGCTTCCTTCCAAAACCTTCAACAGCACCGGCTGCCGTCGAGATTATCTTATACCCACCTGACGAACGCCGCCGCGACATCGACAACTACAACAAGGCTCTGTTTGACGCGCTTACTCACGCTGGCATCTGGGAGGATGACAGCCAGGTGCAGAGAATGCTGGTGGAGTGGGGCCCGAAAGTACCCGGTGGACGAGTAGAGATATCGATCAAGAAACATGAACCTCTGGCGGGTGCAGCCGCCTGATAAGTGGAGAAGAGCATGAATCAGATGAATATCACCGTAATGTGTCCGAGTCACCACGCCGGAGCGATGGGGCAGCAAATAACGATGTCCAGCCGTGAGATTGCAAAGCTGGTCGACTCACGCCACAGCAACGTCTGTGTGACCATCGAGCGCCTCATGAATTCTGGCGTAATTGGGGGGTATGCTGCATTGCAGTACACCCACCCTCAGAACCAGCAGGTTTACCACTACTACGAAGTTAACAAGCGAGACAGCTATGTAATCGTCGCGCAGCTGTGCCCGGAGTTTACCGCCCGTCTGGTTGACCGCTGGCAGGAACTGGAGAGCGGGGCCGGGATGGTGGTACCGCAAACACTACCTGAAGCACTTCGCCTCGCTGCTGACCTTGCCGAACAGAAGCAACGCCTGAGTGAAGAACTGGCCATAGCAGCGCCTAAGGCTGAATTTGTTGATCGTTATGTCAAAGCCACTGGCTCAATGACGTTCCGGCAGGTTGCTAAACTCCTGAACGCCAAAGAACCAGAGTTCGCGATGTTCCTCATTGAGAACGGCATCATGTACCGGTTAAACCGTGTGCTTACACCAAAGAGCAAGCACATCGAAGCAGGGCGCTTCGAAGTTAAGACAGGGACTACCAACCAGACTAACTACGCATTCAATCAGTCCCGCTTTACTGCAAAGGGCGTGCGCTGGATTGGCGGCTTGTGGGCTGAACATATTGCTAAGGGGCAAATTGCGTGAGAGCCATACTGACACCTGAAGTCGCGCCATTGTCCGGGGTGGTGCTGTTTCGCCCTGGTAACGAATTGTTGTGGCTGTTTCGTCGTGGCCGGGTGGTGATTGAAACGCCTTCCGAAGCAATCAAGCACCTGCCATCTGGACTGATTCCTGAAGCGCACCAGCCACTGACGGATGATGTCAGTGTGCAGGAACTTTTCCTGAATGAGAGAATTATTCAGCGTGCTGGTGGACTGAGTGGCCTTGATGCCTGGCTGGAACGTAAATTCGAATGTCAGTGGCCGCACAACGAATGGCACTCAAAGGACTTCACTCTGCTACGCCACGCCCCCGGCAGCATTCGCCTGTGCTGGGGATGCGATAACCAACTGCGTGAACAAACCACTGAAAGACTGGCAGGAATTGCCATGCAGAACCTGGTAAAATGGCTGCTCGAAAGAGTAAATATTATGCTGGGTTTCAGCGCTGACCATACCCTGACGCTGCCGGAGTTCTGCTGGTGGATGGTACGTAACGATCTGGCTGACCTTATTCCTGAATCAGTGGCTAACCTGGCACTCAGGATTAAGCCTGAATCGCACAGCTCAGTGATGCGGGAAAGCGACATTGTTCCGTCATTACCGGCGACTGAAATCCTCCAGGAGAAAGTGAAGAAGATAGTCTCGGTGAAGGTCGATCCTGAATCACCCGAATCTTTCATGCTGAGGCCAAAGCGCCGCCGCTGGGAGAACGATAAGTACACCCGCTGGGTGAAGTCGCAGCAGTGCAGTTGCTGCAATAACCCGGCAGACGACCCCCACCACCTGATAGGCCACGGGCAGGGTGGAATGGGTACTAAAGCGCATGACCTGTTTGTGATACCGCTGTGCAGAGCGCATCACGACGAGTTGCACGCTGATCCTGTGGCATTTGAAGCGAAGCACGGCGACCAGCTGGTGCTGTTGTTTCGGTTTTTAGATCGTGCGCTGGAAATCGGCGTATTAGCATGAATAGTGGAGAAAACATGCGTGACATCCAGATGGTTTTAGAGCGTTGGGGCGGATGGGCTGCGAGTGATAGTTCTGGGGTTGATTACTCCTCGATAGCTGCTGGTTTCAAAGGACTTCTTCCCCCAACAAGCAAATCCCGCCTGTCATGTACTGATGACGATGCCCTAATTATCGAGGGGTGTTTAGCTCGACTTCAAAAACGTAAGCCCTATGAACATTCGCTCTTGGTTGCACACTATCTATATGGCATCTCGAAGCGGAAAATAGCCAAAGCACGAAAGAAGGACGAGAAGCTGATACGCATTGAGATACAGATGGCTGAAGGGTTTATTGAAGGTTGCCTTAGTATGCTAGAAATCAGACTGGAAATGGATGAATAGGATGATGACGCATTAAACATATTTGAAGGAAGCCTGATTAATCGGGCTTCTTATTCATGCTTTCTACAATATCTTTTTTCCTCTTTTCAGTCTCCGCTCTATGTATGAGAATGCTTTTAAATCTTTGCGCTTCATCCATGTTCGCCTTTATAAAGAAAAAAGTATGCAATGAAGAAAGCACTAAGCCGCCAGTTAAAGTGAAAAATGAAATAAAATATTTTGAGGCTGCATTTATACTGAAGAATCCAATCGCAACCACGACTGCGGAAATAACATGGTAAGCTAATATCGCGCTAAGTCTTTTTCGTTTTAAAGATATTATTGGCCTCAATCTCCTGAGTTCATCCGAGGTGAGAGATGGATGCTCGTCAGTCTCAGGGATTTTGAACAACGCTTGGATGCAATAGCTTGAGCAGAATAACAATAATGTAAGTATAATCCATGGGGTAGGGGCAAGCTTTAAATTCGTATTGCAAACGATGAAATAAAACAGAGTAGAACCCAAGGAGAAGGCTAAAATAAATTGACATAAGAATGATTTGTAACTCATTTTAACCTCCTTATTGCTGAACTATTTAACTGCGACTTCACCTGCACCAATCTTGGCGTGAAGCCATTTGTGCATCTGTAAATATAAATGATTTTCGTCTATTAGTCCATTATTATATTGTACGTTAATTGAACCAGATAACTTCAAATCACCACCTTTAATAGTTCCGCCTCCCTTAAGAGTTATTTCAATGTCATCTTCATCCATGTTGCGTAAAGAGGTTGCTAGAGTATCCATTAGCAATTGCCCATCTTTATTAGTTTTTCTAAAGTAAGTAATTTCCAAATTAACTTGTAGGTTTGATTCGTCCAAAGAGTCCTCCAGCTTTAAATCATCAAACCATTTTTCACCGAATGCTGCCTTTAATATATTCCCACCTTTACCAGTAGGCATGAATTTCATTTTTCTTACTTTTTGAACATTCCCCTCAACAGGAATGTTCGGGGTTCTAACAATCTCAACTGAAGTATCATGTTTACTTTTTATAGGTACACTCCCCAAGTTAATTTTGCTTACTGGGTTTTTCTCAAGTTTTTGAATGGTCTCTTCAGTTGGTTTGTCTTTCAGCATTAAAATACTGTCATCTGAAAATGAACTTCCAAAGCTATGAATAAGCCAATTAAGGTGAGTCTCTAAGTCTTTCGATCTCAAGGCGCTAGACTGTACAATTATAAGGTGATTTTTAAGTACGCCAAAATATAATATAGAGTCAATGAATTCTCTTTTAATCTTCTCTTTGTGCTCATCTGAAACATTCTCATCAGCTTCAAGCTTTATTTGTTCAGAAGTGATGGCATTGATATCGTAGAAACTTACATCATCACTTATAGTCATTAATGCTTGGCTTTTTCCTTGCTCAAATAGAATTAACTGACCAAATAAAATCGTCTGGTAAGTACTACTTCTGTTTATTAGGCGATATCCACTCGAACTATCCGATGGAGTGATCTGCTCACGCCTCATACCAACCTTGGGAGCAGTCCCATCTGCAGAGATTATCGATTCCAGAATCGACTGAAGGTCAGCTTCGCAGTTAGCTATTGCAGCTCTTTTGTAGTGAATCGCTTTTTGACGATTTTGCCTTAACATCCATAATCCTTAATGATAACCAAATCAGTAACTACCAGCTCAAAAGCCATAAGAACTGGCACCATTTCAAAAACGATATAAGAAAAATGATAAAAAATCATTAGCGCGGTCCGCATTTTATCATTTACTGTGTTAAGAGTGGTTTCTACGCCACGGACTTAAAACGATTCCTAAACCTCGCCTCGCCGGGGTTTTGTCATTTTTAGAGGCTGCCTGCGGGCGGCCTTTTTTGTTTCCCCTCGTTCTGAGAGGACTCATGGCGATGATGTATTGACCGCTAGAATGGATTAGTTGTAACTTATTATTGTGGTGAATCCTTTCTAAGCGAAAGGGCGTTCCAGTCAACTGCTATCTGCAGGTATGCGCGCGGCTTTGCTGACTGGGGTAGAGTCACCGGGAGGCACCCGGCACCATGACAACAACAATACAGTTTCAAATTCCTTGAGAGCCTGCCGTAAAAAGCAGGCCTTTTTTTATGAATTTGCAAACTGCTGCTACGCTTGAAATGTGTGTTGAAGGTAATTGCCTGATGGTTCTCCTGAACCGTTGTGAACCAGCCCGATACTGTCTCACTCAGGTCAGTTAGCAAGACTCACGACTACCTACCTTACTTACTAATAGTCACTCATTAGCCCGCCTTCAAAAGCGGGCTTTTTTTATTCCCCTCATCACTGAGAGGATTCACGGCAATAAGAGGGGGACTAGATGTCCGATCCTGTTTCTGGCACGACAGTAGCGGCTGGTGGTCTGATGGGGGCCAGCATGTTCGGCCTGGCAACCGGCATAGATTACGGTGTGGTGTTTGGCGCATTCGCTGGTGCGGTGTTCTACGTCGCTACGGCGGTTAATATCAGCCGCCTTAAGCTGGTTGGCTACTTCATCACCTCATTCATCTTTGGCGTTATTGGCGCACCGCTGCTTGGCTCTTACTTCTCCAAATGGACGGGGTATAGCGACAGGCCGCTTGATGCGCTGGGCGCGGTAATCGTAGCTGCTATTGCTATTAAGTTGCTGACGTTCGTCAACAGTCAGGATTTGGGTAGCCTGTTTGGAATTCTCTCGCGTTTACGTGGAGGAGGGGCCAGCAATGGTAACAAGTGATCCGAGTGCAATGGCAAACGCTCTTATCTGTGGAGTCATTGTCGTTGCCCTGATGTTCTACCAGCGCGGCGGGGCGAGACATCGCCCTCTGATATCGCTGATGGCTTATTTCACGGTGCTGGTATACGCCAGCGTCCCTTTCCGTTACCTGTTCGGCCTGTACCATGAATCGCATTGGTTCGTGGTGCTGGTGAACGTCCTGATATGCGGCGCCGTTCTCTGGGCTCGTGGAAACGTAGCACGTATCATTGACGTCCTGAGGCATTCACATGACCAAAGACGAAATTTTTAATGCCATCCTCGGTAAAGAGGGCGGCTACGTTAATCACCCTGACGATAAGGGCGGTCCAACGAACTGGGGAATTACTCAGGCTGTTGCACGAGCTCACGGCTACATGGGTGACATGAAGAATCTGACGCGCCAGCAGGCTCTGGAAATTCTCACTGCTGACTACTGGACGGGTCCACGCTTTGACTTGGTATCTGAAGTTTCACCGGCCATCGCCGCTGAGCTTTGTGATACCGGCGTGAACATGGGGCCAGCAGTACAGACGAAGTGGTTCCAGCGCTGGCTGAACGTCTTCAACATTCAGGGCACGCTTTATCCTGACCTGATAGCTGATGGCTTTATTGGCCCGCGAACTATCAGTGCTCTGAAAGCTTATCTTTCCAGGCGCGGAAAGGAGGGCGAGTTGGTAATGCTTCGCGCCATCAACTGCAGCCAGGGGCAGCGTTATCTGGAACTGGCAGAACAGAGAAGCGCAAGCGAGACGTTTGTCTATGGCTGGGTAAAGGATCGGGTGGTTGTATGACGTTGGAAATGATTATTGGCATCGCTGCGGCTGTTCTCGCTGCTATTGCCGGTGCTTTTGGCATTGGTCATGTTCGTGGCACGAGCAAAGCCGAAGCAAAAGCAGAGCAGCAACGTACCGAAGAGAAGGCCTCAGCCACTGAAGCAGTAGCCGAACGCCGAGTAGAAGCAACTAAAGAGGCCAGCAATGTACAGCAGACTGTTAACCGCATGCCTGATGACGATGTTGATCGCGAGCTGCGTGACGCGTGGAAGCGTCCCGGTGGTGGTTGATACCGCCTGTGACTGGGTAAAGCCAATCTACCTGACTGATCACGACATCGACGTTATGGACCGCCAGACGAAGAAAGATATCCTGGCGCATAACAAAGCATGGCAGGCGAACTGCCAGAAGGTGAGTCCATGAGTTACACGCGGTTTACCTTTTGCGGATCAGGGTTACACACCCGCGAGAATTGCCCGCATACATGGAGTGGCAACGCTCGCCGGGTGAATTTGCGCTGTAGCTACTGCGGTGCCACCGGTCACAATTCTAACGCCTGCCCGCACAACGCCAGCAGCGCGAATCGCCGCCGTCTGAATGATGATTTCCACCTTGATTAATGGTTATCCTCTACAGGGGATAATTACTCACATATCCCTTTGAGAGGATAAATCATGCCTCCTCGCACACCAAAGGCCTGTCGCGTTCGCGGCTGTCGAAACACTACCACCGATCCATCAGGTTACTGTGAAGCCCACAAAGGCGAAGGTTGGAGGCAATACAAGCCAGGACAAACCAGACAGCAGAGAGGATATGGTACTAAGTGGGAGATTATCCGTGCACGCATCCTGAAGCGTGACAATGGTTTGTGTCAGAGTCATATCAAACAAGGGATCGTTAAGCAGGCGTCATGTGTTGACCACGTCATACCGAAGGCTCAGGGCGGCACAGACGATGATGCCAATCTACAGAGCCTGTGCTGGTCATGTCACGCCACGAAGACAGGAAAAGAAGGTCGCAAGTGAGAGTGATTATCATTTGGTGTTAACTAGGGGGAGGGGGAGGTCAAATCTCTGCAACCCCTAGCCTTCCGGACTGCCCGCCTCCTCGAATTTTTTTACCCGCGAAAAATCAAATTTAACCAGGAGTATCGCTTATGGCTGGAACGGCGGGGCGTTCCGGGCGTCGGCCTAAGCCAACGGCGCGCAAGGAGCTGGCTGGAAACCCCGGCAAGCGAGCCCTGAATAAAGAAGAACCAGTTTTCACACCCATTAAAGGCGTTGAACCCCCGGAATGGTTTTCCGAAGACGATGGTATGCCGATGGCCTCCGTCATGTGGGAACTGACCACGAAGGAATTATGCGGGCAAGGTCTTCTCTGTGTAACCGATCTTGCGGTGCTTGAACGCTGGTGTGTGGCTTACGAGTTCTGGCGCCGTGCTGTCAAAAACATCGCCCGTGATGGTCTTTCAATCGTTGGGGCTATGGGTGGAAAAATTAAGAACCCTGAACTTACAGCCAAAAAAGAACAGGAATCGGAGATGAGTTCTACCGGTTCGATGCTTGGCCTTGACCCAAGCAGCCGTCAGCGGCTCGTTGGCATGGCCGGAAAGAAACAAGCCTCTAACCCATTCCTTAAGATGATTAGCTCATGAGCCGGAAATCGTACCCCAACGTTAATGCCGCGAATCAGTACGCCCGTAACGTAGTGCGGGGAAAGATTCCGGCATGTCAGTTTGTCATTCAGGCATGCCAGCGTCATATCGATGATATGGCCGCAGAGAAAAGTAAGAAGTTCCGGTACCGCTTCGATAAAGATGCCGCGGAGAAGGCCGCAAAGTTTATTCAACTGCTGCCGCATACAAAGGGAGAGTGGGCATTCAAAAGAATGCCGATAACCCTGGAGCCGTGGCAACTTTTTATCGTGTGCAGCGCCTTTGGTTGGGTACAGAAGGGAACGAAGCTTCGCCGTTTTCGGGAGGTCTACACCGAGATTCCTCGTAAGAACGGCAAATCTGCGATTTCAGCTGGTGTGGCGCTCTACTGCTTCACCTGTGATAACGAGTTCGGTGCTGAAGTTTACTCTGGCGCGACAACGGAAAAGCAGGCGTGGGAAGTATTCCGTCCCGCTCGCCTGATGTGCAAGCGTACGCCGCTGCTGGTGGAAGCATTCGGCATTGAGGTAAACGCATCAAAGCTTAACCGTCCGGAAGATGGTGCCCGCTTTGAGCCGCTGATAGGCAATCCCGGCGACGGTGCTTCACCGCATTGTGCGATTGTCGACGAATATCACGAACACCCTACTGATTCGCTTTACACCACTATGCTGACGGGTATGGGGGCACGTCGACAACCGCTGATGTGGGCGATCACCACAGCAGGTTACAACAGCGAAGGACCGTGCTACGACAAACGACGTGAAGTGATTGAAATGCTGAATGGCACGGTACCCAACGACGAGTTGTTTGGCGTGATCTATACGGTTGATGAAGGTGACGACTGGACTGATCCAAAAGTGCTTGAGAAAGCCAACCCGAATATGGGTGTCTCAGTCTACCGCGACTTTCTGTTAAGCCAGCAACAGCGTGCTATCAATAATGCTCGCCAGGCTGGCGTGTTCAAAACCAAGCATCTCAATATCTGGGTTGCTGCCCGAGCAGCTTTCTTCAACCTGGTATCCTGGCAGAACTGCGAAGATAAAACCCTGACCTTGGAAATGTTCGAAGGTCAACCATGCATTCTGGCTTTTGACCTGGCGCGCAAGCTGGACATGAACAGTATGGCGCGGTTGTTCACCAGGGAGATCGACGGTAAGACACATTATTACAGTGTTGCGCCTCGTTTCTGGGTGCCTTATGACACGGTTTTCAGTATTGAAAAAAATGAAGACCGTCGCACGGCTGAACGTTTCCAGAAGTGGGTTGAAATGGGGTTGCTCACCGTGACTGATGGGGCAGAGGTTGATTACCGTTACATCCTCGAAGAGGCAAAAGCGGCAAACAAACTGAACCCGGTCACTGAATCACCGATTGACCCATTTGGCGCAACCGGCCTTTCCCATGAACTGGCTGATGAGGGGTTGAACCCTGTCACTATCATCCAGAACTACACCAATATGTCTGATCCGATGAAGGAGCTTGAAGCAGCCATTGAGTCAGGCCGCTTTCATCACGACGGCAACCCGATTATGAGCTGGTGTATCAGCAACGTCGTCGGTAAGTATCTACCGGGTAATGACGACGTGGTGAAGCCAATCAAGGAGCAGAATGAAAACAAAATCGATGGCGCAGTAGCAGAAATCATGGCGATTGGACGGGCAATGCTGAAAGAGCCTGGCGATTTCCTCTCATCCCTTGATCCGGACGACGATCTCTTAATTCTATGAAATCACTTATTACCGATGTTATCGGGCTGGCCGGTTTTGGTCTGCTCACGTCCGGGGTTTACCTGCATTTTGGTCTGGCCCTGGCGCTCATGTTCTCGGGTGGCCTGATGTTGCTGGGTGCCCTGGCGATAGCCAGAAGGGGGAAGCGTGCTGCTTGATGCCTTTTTCAGAAGCGAATCACTGGAGAATCCGGCCACACCAATAACGGGGGATGTCGTCGACACTGATGGACTGTTCAGAGCCGATGTGTATGTGAGCCCTGAAACAGCCATGAAGCTGGCCGCGGTATACGCCTGTATTTACGTCCTCTCCTCAAACCTTGCTCAGATGCCGCTGCATGTCATGCGAAAGCACAACGGAAAGGTTGAGCCAGCGCGTGATCATCCGGCCTTTTACCTGGTACACGATGAGCCAAATACCTGGCAGACCAGTTATAAGTGGCGAGAGTTGAAACAGCGCCACATTCTTGGCTGGGGTAACGGATACACCTGGGTTAAACGTAACCGTCGCGGGGAGGTGACTTCTCTGGACTGCTGTATGCCCTGGGAAACCACGCTGATCAATACCGGCGGCAGGTACACCTATGGGCTGTATAACGAGGAAGGCGCATTTGCCATCAACCCTGATGACATGATTCACATCCGTGCGCTGGGAAATAACCAGAAGATGGGCCTGAGTCCGGTAATGCAGCACGCCGAAACGATCGGCATGGGCATGAGTGGGCAAAAATATACAGAGAGTTTTTTCAGCGGAAATGCTCGGCCAGCGGGGATTGTCACTGTGAAGGGCGAAATTAAGTCTGAAGGTTGGGATCGCCTTAAAAAGGTCTGGCAGAAGGCGGCTCTGGCACTGCGCAGCCAGGAAAACAAAACCATGCTGCTTCCTGCTGACCTGGACTATAAGGCGCTGACAGTTTCTCCGATCGATGCGCAGATTATCGATATGTCAAAGCTCAACCGTTCCATGATTGCCGGAATTTTTAACGTACCGGCGCACATGATTAACGATCTCGAAAAAGCCACCTTCAGCAACATTACTCAGCAGGCTATTCAGTTTGTTCGCTATTCAATGATGCCCTGGGTGACGAACTGGGAGCAGGAGCTTAATCGACGCCTGTTTACCCGCGCCGAGCTGGCAGCCGGGTATTACGTCCGCTTTAACCTTACTGGCCTGTTGCGTGGCACCCCGCAGGAGCGTGCGCAGTTCTATCACTTTGCGATCACCGATGGCTGGATGAGCCGCAACGAAGCCCGCGCTTTCGAGGATATGAACCCTGTCGACGGCCTGGATGAAATGCTGGTCAGCGTCAACGCTGCTAACCCGGCTAATGATTTCAAAACTACCAAAACCGAAGAGGATAAAACCGATGAGTGATCGCGAGACTCGCTGTTACAGCGGTGAAGTCCGTGCCGAGCAGCAGGGTGAGCAGCCCACGCGAATTATCGGTTACGGCTCGGTGTTTAACAGTCGCTCAGAACCCCTCTGGGGATTCCGCGAAATTATCAAACCAGGCGCTTTCGATGACGTGCTTGGCGACGATATCCGTGGGTTATTTAACCATGACCCGAACTTTATTCTAGGACGCAGTGCCTCCGGCACGTTGAGCGTTAGCGTCGATGATAAAGGTCTTCGCTACGATATTGCGGCTCCAGATACTCAGACTATCCGCGATCTGGTCCTGGCTCCGATGATGCGCGGTGACATCAATCAGTCGTCGTTTGCATTCCGGATCGCCCATGACGGTGAGAACTGGTATCAGGACGACGAAGGTATTGTCATTCGCGAAATTAATCGTTTTTCACGCCTCTTTGACGTCAGTCCGGTGACCTATCCGGCCTACCAGGAGGCTGATTCTGGCATCCGATCCATGAAAGCCTGGCAGGAAGCGCGCGACAGCGGCGCGCTGGCGCAAGCCATTAATCAACGAATGGCGCGTGAGCGCCTGCTGACTCTTCTTAACGCGTAAGGAAAAACCATGAAATTGCACGAACTGAAGCAAAAACGTAACACCATCGCCACTGATATGCGTGCTCTGCACGATAAAATTGGCGATGCGACCTGGACAGATGAGCAGCGCACCCAGTGGAACGCTGCAAAATCTGAGCTGGATTCGCTTGATGAGCGTATTTCCCGCGAAGAAGAACTGCGCCGTCACGATCAGAATGTAATTGATGAGCAGGAGCCGGAACAGCGCCAGCGCCAGAAAAATCCGGAGACGCAGGCAGATGAGCGACGCGCCGCCGCTTTTGACCGTCTTCTGCGCCATGGCTTTGGTGAGTTAACTGCCGAAGAACGCCAGGCCGTTAAAGAGCTGCGTGCACAGGGCACTTCCCCTGACGATAAGGGCGGATATACCGTACCTACCCAGATGCGCAATACCATTATCGATGCGATGAAGGCTTACGGCGGGATCGCCAGCGTTGCCCAGATTCTCAATACCTCGAATGGTCAGGATATTACCTGGTCCACTTCTGACGGGACCGCTGAAGAAGGCGAGCTGCTCGCTGAAAACACTGCGGCCAGTGAAGGTGACGTGACGTTCGGTACGGCGATCCTGGGTGCCAAAAAGCTGTCATCCAAAATCATCCGTGTCTCTAACGAACTTCTCCAGGACAGCGGCGTAGATATTGAAGCATACCTGGCGGGGCGAATTGCACAGCGTATTGGTCGCGGCGAAGCTAAATATCTGGTGCAGGGTACGGGCGCTGGCACGCCATTGCAGCCAAAAGGACTGGCGGCCTCGGTGACCGGGACCGTTTCTGCGGCAGCAGCAGCAACATTCACCTGGCAGGAAATGAACAGCCTGAAGCACGCGATTGACCCAGCATATCGCGGCGGTCCAAAATTCCGTTGGGCATTTAACGACGGTACGCTTCAGGTGATTGAAGAGATGGTGGATGATCAGAAACGGCCATTGTGGCTTCCTGATGTTGTTGGTGGCTCCCCGGCGACCGTTCTGGGTATTCCATATGTGATCGATCAGGCAATTGATGCAGCGGCGGCGAGTAAGAAATTTATTTTCCTTGGCGATTTTAACCGCTTCATCGTTCGCCGCGTTTCCTACATGACTCTGAAGCGCCTGGTTGAGCGTTATGCAGAATACGATCAGACGGCGTTCCTGGCATTCCACCGCTTCGATTGTGTGCTGGAAGATACGGCAGCCATCAAAGCGCTGGTGGGCAAACCGGCTACTCCATAATCTTCATCCTGTGTTGCGTGATGCCGCGTAAGCGGTTTTTTTATGCCCGTCATATGGCGGGCATGGAGGTTTTATGCTTCTGACAATGGAAGAAATTAAACGTCAGTTGCGCCTGGAAGAGGATTATTCGGACGAAGATTCATACCTTGAAACTCTCGGCAAAGCGGCGCAGGCCAGAACGGAAACCTATCTGAACCGAACGCTTTATGATTCTTCCACAGGTGTTTCAGATAATGATCCCGATAGCCTGGTTTTAACCGACGATATCAAGCTTGGGATGCTGCTTCTCGTAACGCATTTTTACGAGAACCGCTCATCGGTATCTGAGGTTGAAAAAACAGAAATGCCGCAATCCTATACCTGGCTTGTTGGCCCGTACCGGTTTATTCCGTTATGAAACTCCGGCAAGCACAAACCAGCGCGACTTACATACTCCCTGACCCTGGCGAGCTCGATAAACGGGTGAGCATCCGGCAACGCGTTGATTCTCCGAGCGATGACATGGGGACTGAGCCAACTTATCCGGTGCAGTTTCCTGCCTGGGCAAAGGTAGTGCAAACCAGCGCCACTACCTACCAGGAGACAGCCCAGACCGATAACGTTATTACGCATTACATCACCATTCGCTGGCGCAGGGGGATCACGACTGATTTTGAAGTGGTTCTGAATGACCTGGTGTACCGGGTTAAACGGGTGCGTGACCTGAACAGCAAGCGCCGATTTTTGCTTCTGGAGTGCACTGAACTTGGTGAGAACCCGGTAAATACTGGAGGTAATTCCAATGGCGGAACCCTTTTTTCACGTTGATTTTCAGCAGCCGAAAGAAATGCGATTCAACCGCGCGCGAGTTCGGCGGGCCTTTGTCACCATCGGCCAGCGCCACATGCGCGACGCACGTCGTCTGGTTATGAGGCGCGGTCGCTCTGAACCGGGTGAGAATCCCGGATATCAGACGGGGAGACTGGCAAAATCAATTGGCTATATGGTGCCTAAAGCCAGTACTAAACGACCTGGTTTTATGACCCGCATTGCACCGAACCAGCGCAACGGACAGGGAAACAGGTTAATCACTGGCGACTTCTACCCGGCCTTTCTTTTTTACGGTGTTCGTGGTGGCGCTAAACGTCGGCGTAGCCATCATCGTGGAGCTTCCGGCGGTAGCGGCTGGCGCCTGGCTCCACGTAACAACTTCATGGTAGAGACGCTGAAAAGAAACAGCCCGTGGACTCGCTATTACCTGGCGCGAGAGCTACGCCTCTCACTTAAACCGGAGAAACGTCGCTGATGAAACTCACACCTGTTATTGCTGCACTTCGTGCCCGATGTCCTGTTTTCGAAAATCGTGTTGCGGGTGCGGCGCAGTTTAAGGACCTGCCTGAAGTCGGCAAGATGAAACTCCCGTCAGCTTACGTTGTTCCTGGTGATGATTCGCCTGGTGAGCTGAAAAGTCAGACGGATTACTGGCAGACCCTGAGGGAAGGTTTTTCCATTATCGTTTTTGTCAGCAACGGACGGGACGAACGTGGACAGTTTGCGTCATTCGATGTGGTGCACGAAATCCGTCAGATGCTTTTTAAAGCATTACTGGGGTGGAATCCGGAAGAGGGCGGAAACCCCATTGTCTATGACGGAGGCACGCTTCTTGATGTTAACCGTCACGAGCTGAGCTATCAGTTCGACTTTGTTGTTGAGACGGAAATCAACGAAGAAGACACCCGTCAGTACGACGAACTCGGCGACCTGGACGAGTTTAAAACCCTCTCCATCGATGTTGACTTTATCGATCCCGGAAACGGACCAGACGGCAATATCGAACACCACACGGAATTCACTCTCCCTACCTGAGGATAAACATGTTTGTGAAACCCAAAAAAGGGCGGTCAGTTCATGACCCTGCCCGAGGCGATCTTTTGCCTGAAGAAGGGCGAAACGTTGATGAAAGCCAGTACTGGTACCGTCGGGAACTCGACGGAGATATCGAAATTGTTCAGCTATCGAAAGACGCTGAAACGGATAAAAAGGTGAGCGCTAAATGACAGTCTCTATGAACAACATTCCGTCTGATCTCCGGGTTCCGCTGTTCTATGCCGAAATGGACAATAGCGCAGCGAATACCTCTCAGACCAGCGCGCCATCGTTACTGATTGGTCATGCAAACGCAGGGGCAGCCATTGCCACGAATCAGCTGGTCTTCATGCCGTCGAAAGACTACGCCATCCAGCAGTGTGGTGCCGGCAGCCAGCTGGCACGTATGGTTGAAGCCTACCGGCTCACCGACCCGTTTGGTGAACTCTGGGTGATTGCTGTACCCGATACAGGAACAGCCGCCGCCTTTACCCTGACGGTAACAGGAGCTGCTACGGGGTCTGGCGTGGTCAGTCTGTACATCGGTCGCCGTCGCATTCAGGCTAATGTCACTACCGGCGATGATGTCTCGGCTATTGCATCAGCAATCGCTGCTGCCATCAATGCTGACGGACAGACAGCGTTTACCGCCTCTGCCAATAACGGTGTCGTAACGCTTACCGCCCGTCATAAAGGCACCTGGGCAAACGACATTCCGATCACGCTTAACTACTACGGTTTTAGCGGAGGGGAAGTGCTTCCTGCGGGGGTACTTATTGCCGTGGGCTCGGGAGTAACAGGTGCCGGCGCCCCTGTACTGACCGGGGCAATTGCCGCAATGGGTGATGAGCCGTTCGACTATATCGGGCATCCGTTCAACGATACCGCATCAATGAACGCCTTTACACTCGAGATGAACGATACCAGCGGTCGCTGGAGCTGGTTGCGCCAGATTTACGGCCACGTGTATACGGCAAAAATCGCCGCTGTAAGTGACCTGATCACAGTCGGCGATATGTTCAATGATCCGCATGTGACGCTTGCAGGTTATGAAAAAACAGTTCAGTCCTGTCCAGATGAACTGGCGGCAAGCCGAACTGCCCGCGCTGCGGTATTCCTGCGTATCGATCCTGCCCGCCCGACGCAAACGGGAGAGCTGACAGGGATGTTACCGCCTCCAACAGGCAAGCGTTTCATCCGTACTGAGCAGCAATCGTTACTGACTCACGGTATCGCTACTGCATATGCAGAAGGCGGTGTGCTTCGTATTCAGCGCGATATCACCACCTACAAAAAGAACGCTTACGGCGTGGCGGATAACAGCTATCTGGACAGCGAAACGCTGCATACCAGCGCGTATGTGCTCCGTCGCCTGAAGTCCGTTATTACCAGCAAGTATGGCCGTCATAAACTGGCGAATGATGGTACACGATTCGGCCCCGGGCAGGCGATTGTCACCCCTGCGGTCATTAAGGGTGAGTTGCTGGCAACGTATCGCCAGATGGAGCGTGAAGGGATCGTAGAAAACTATGACCTGTTTAAAGCGCACCTGATTGTTGAGCGCGATGCGAATGACCCGACCCGCATCAACGTACTTTATCCACCTGATTACGTTAACCAGTTGCGTGTCTTCGCGCTGCTTAATCAGTTCCGTCTTCAGTATCAAGAGGAGTCCGCGTAATGGCACGCATTGCAGGTACCTGTTATTTCAAAATTGACGGTCAGCAGTTATCGCTTACCGGCGGCATTGAGGTGCCAATGAACAAGACGGTCAATGACGACATCATTGGCATGGCCGGGGACGTAGACAGAAAGGAAACTCATCGCGCCCCTTACGTTAAGGGCACCTTTAAAGTGCCGAAAGACTTCCCGGTCAGCAAGGTGACGACGTCAGACCAGATGACCATTACTGCCGAACTGGCGAACGGTCAGGTATATGTTCTGTCGTCCGCGTGGCTGCATGGTGAAGCCAACCATAACGCTGAAGAAGGTACAGCGGATCTTGAATTCCACGGTGAAGAGGGAGATTACCAGTAATGAAAGAACTTGAGCTGAGCAACCCAGTCAATGCACATGGTGAAACAATCAGCGTCCTGGAGATTAACGAGCCTACGGGGAAAGACGTTCGTGAGCTGGGTTACCCCTATCAGATGAACCAGGACGAGTCGATCAAACTTCAGGCGCACATTATTGCTAAATACATCGTCAGGCTGGCAAATGTCCCCCTGAGCACCGTTGATCAAATGTCTCCAGGGGACCTGAACTCGGCAGGCTGGCTTATTGCTGGTTTTTTCCTCCAGGGCTGACGGCGGAGTATCTCACCGACCGCTTTTTTGACTGCGCCAGCTACTGGCGCATTAACCCTTTTGAACTGCTGAATATGCCAGTCAGTGAGCTTCCGTTACTGGTCAGCCAGGCAAACAGAATAGAACAGGAGAAGCGTCGCAATGGCTGAGTTTGAATTGAAAGCGCTGATCACCGGCGTGGATAAGCTTTCTCCTGCGCTTTCACGAATGCAGAAAAACATTCGTGGTTTTAAACGTCAGGCCGAAGAGGCATCGAAGGGCGGAATTGCTCTTGCTGGTGGCCTTGCAGCAGGGCTGACTGTTTCACTCAAGGCTTTCGCCGATCAGGAAAATGCGGCAACGGGTCTGAAAGTGGCGATGATGCAGGCCAATGGTGAGGTCGGTAACAGTTTCGAAAAAATCAATAAACTTGCCGTGGGGCTCGGTAATCAGCTGCCGGGTACCACGGCTGATTTTCAGAACATGATGCAAATGCTGGTTCGCCAGGGTATTCCGGCAGAAAACATTCTGGGCGGGGTGGGGAAAGCGACAGCGTACCTTGCCGTTCAGCTGAAAAAGACACCTGAAGCTGCGGCTGAATTTGCCGCGAAAATGCAGGACGCCACCGGCACCGCTTCAGATGACATGATGGGGTTATTCGACACCATCCAGAAGGCATTTTATCTGGGGGTGGATGATACCAACATGCTGTCTTTCTTCACCAAGACCAGTTCTGTTCTGAAGATGGTAAACAAAGATGGGCTAAAAGCGGCTCAGGGTCTTGCGCCTATAAGCGTGATGATGGATCAGATGGGCATGCAGGGTGAGTCAGCAGGTAACGCCCTTCGTAAAGTCATTCAGTCAGGCCTGGATGTTAAGAAAGTCAACAGCGTGAATAAAGTGCTTGAGCGTCAAAAACTCGGTGTGAGTCTTGATTTCACCGACGGTAAAGGAAGCTTTGGCGGTATTGATAAAATGTTCGCGCAACTGGCGAAGCTCAGGAAGTTAACTGATGTGAAACGAACCGGGGTGTTAAAGGCGCTGTTTGGTGACGACGCGGAGACGCTCCAGGTTGTTAATGCCCTAATCGACAAGGGTAAAGACGGATATGACCAGGTTCAGCAGAAAATGAACCAGCAGGCCAGCCTGAATAAACGTGTTGAAGCGCAGCTTGGAACCCTTGCTAACCTCTGGGAAGCGATGACCGGCACTGCAACTAATGGACTGGCAGCGATCGGAAGTGCTTTCTCAGGTGATACAAAAAATCTGACGATCTGGCTTGGCGATTTGGGCGAAAAGTTCACTACTTTCGCCGACCAGAACCCGAGGGTAATTCGCAGCGTAGCAGGTCTTGTTGCCGGTCTTGCCATCCTTAAGCTGGGAATTATGGGCGTCGGGCAGGCTATAACGATTGCCAGCAGGCTGGCATCGATGACCCCGCTTGGCATGATCCTGACAGGAATTGCGCTGGCCGCAGGGCTAATTATCTCTAACTGGGACGCTGTTGGTCCTTATTTTAAAAAAATGTGGGAGACGATCGGTCCTTACTTCGAAATGGGATGGGAGCTGATTAAAACTGCATTCTCATGGACGCCCTTAGGGATGGTAATTAACAACTGGGGGCCGGTGGTGAAATGGTTCCAGGATATGTGGGAGAAGCTGAAGCCCATTATTGAATGGTTCTCTGATGGTGCAAGCGATACGGTCGCCGCCGCTAACGCTGCACAGTGGGGGGCGGGTGGTTATGGGGCTTATGGTACCGGGGTGGCCAGTTCAGGTTTTAACCCGTACCAGATTAAGCAAGGCGCGTCGTCTCAACCTCAGGGCACAGTGACAGTGCAATTTGAGAATGCACCACCTGGAATGAAGGTTACTGATACACGAGCTTCTGGTATCGATGTGAATCATGATGTTGGGTATACCCGTATCGGCAAAACTGGAATGGGTGGGTGATTTCAATTGGAAATATTCTGAAATATGGTGATATGATTTCTTCCCTCGTTTCTGATGGATAAGAAAAATGTCATATATTGATTCAAACTTAATTGGCAATGAAGAAGTAATTTATCGTGGGAAGGTTACTCTCTGGGCTTGGCTTCCGTGGATTGTGTGGGGCCTGATTCTTGGTTTCGCAACCCTTGTGGGATTTGTATTGATCCCTTTGGGTTATTTAATCTTACGTTCTAATGAAGCCGCTATCACGAACAAACGATTGATTGCAAAATCTGGTTTAATCAAACGGGATACAGTCGAGATACCAATTAAGAAAATTTCGAGCCTTCAAATTAAGCAAGGTATTTCAGGACGACTACTTGGATATGGTTCTTTGGTCATCAGCGACACTGGTGCAGTTCATGCCCCCATTCGGTATATCAAAGACCCGATGAAGTTCAGGCAACGTTTTTTTGAACTTCAGGAAGAGATTGAAAATAAACAATCTTAATCAAAACCCGCTTCGGCGGGTTTTTTTATATCTGGAGAATCTATGGCGTGGAAAGACAGACTGCAGGAAGCGTCATTTAGGGGCGTTCCCTTCAAGTTTGAAGGGGAAGGGGCTCCGGTAGGGCGTCGTGTTGAAACCCATGAATACCCAAACCGGGATAAGCCCTACACGGAAGATATTGGTAAAGTCACTTTCCGCCCGAACATCACCGCTTATGTTGTGGGCGATGATTGCTGGGAACAGCGTGACAGGCTTATTGAAGCGCTGAACAAACCGGGTCCGGGGACTCTGATACACCCCACTTATGGGGACTTGAGCGTCTGCGTGGATGGTGAGATTAAAGTCAGCTCGACATCCGGCGAAGGGAGAATGGTACGTTTTGATCTCCAGTTCGTTGAAGCCGGTGAGCTCTCTTACCCGACATCCGGCGCTGCAACGGCTAATACGCTGGTATCTTCCTGTTCGGCGCTGGACGACTGTATCAGCGATAACTTCGGAAAATTTGGTATGGAAGGCATGCCTGATTTTGTGCAGAACGGCGTGATTGAAGATGCGACGGGCATGCTTGGGTATGTTTCTGAAAAAATGGCGCTGGTAGATGCCGGAATATCTTCTGCAGCACGATTATTGCAGGGTGATATTTCCGTGTTACTCCCGCCTCCATCATCAGGTAAGGGGTTCATTGAACAACTTCAGACGATGTGGCGTTCAGGAAACCGGCTGGCAGGAAATGCCAGCGATTTATACACCATGATCAAAAACTTCTCCGGTATTTCGCTGGGCAGCGATCTTTCTCCTCGTGGTGTCTGGAAGACGGACAGTAAAACGACGCAGAACCGAAAGGAACAGGGTAACTATGTTGCCAGTGCTATTCGCACAACAGCCATAAGTGAAGCGGTTTACACAGTCACGTCGCTTCCGGCATCAATACACCAGAGTAATGAGCAGAGCGGGCAGAGCGCTGGCTGGCCTTCGGTGACACACCCCGCGCTGAACAATGCTCCGGATGAAACGACATCTGTGGATGTTTCGACCTGGGACGAGCTCGTTGATATTCGCGACACCCTGAATACTGCCATTGATAAAGAAATGGCCAGAGCCACAGATGACCGTCTTTTTCTGGCGCTGCGTCGTGTGAAGTCTGACCTCAACAGTGACATCAAAAAACGTCTGTCGCAGACAGAAAAAACGGTTGAACGCACTCCGCCTGAGGTTTTGCCGGCGCTGGTACTGGCGGCAACCTGGTTTGATAACGCCGCACGGGAGTCTGACATTGTCAGGCGCAACGCTGTTACACATCCCGGCTTTGTGCCGGTTTCACCCATGAGGGTTCCGGTGCGATGAACGATGACGTAACGCTGAGAGTGAACGGACGCGAATGGGGGGGATGGACTTCTGTAAGAATTGGGGCTGGCATCGAACGGCTGGCGCGTGATTATAGCGTAGAGATTACCCGCGAGTGGCCTGGGGGCGATGGTTTGACATCGCTGCAACTACGGGTGAAAAATGGTGATCGTGTAGAGGTTTTGATCGGTGACGATCTCGTAATAACTGGCTGGGTGGAGGCAACACCCGTTCGCTACGATGCACGCTCAATCAGTACCGGAATCAGTGGCCGCAGCATTACAGCTGACCTCATAGACTGTGCTGCCGATCCTACCCAATTTAACGGTCTTTCCCTGATACAGGTTGCCGCTTCGCTCGCAAAGCCATTTAACATTGATGTGGTGAACGCTGGAGCCCCTTCTTCTGTCATCCCCGGTGTGCAGCCCGATCACGGTGAAACTGTTATCGAAGTGCTCAATAAAATGCTGGGACAGCAGCAGGCGCTGGCCTATGACGATCCCAAAGGGCGTCTTGTTATTGGCGGCATAGGCCCTACGCGCGCCCATACCGCGCTGGTGCTGGGAAAAAACATTATTTCCTGTGATACCGAAAAGAGCATCCGGGAGCGATTTTCCACGTATCAGGTCTCCGGCCAGCGAGCAGGTAACGATAATGACTTTGGTGCTGCGACCACTACTGCACTTCGGGCTAAAACCACCGATGCAGGCATAGGGCGTTATCGTCCGATGGCCGTTCAGCAGACGGGGCAGGCAACCGGCGCGAGCTGCATCGCCCGCGCAGAGTTTGAAGCCCGGCAGCGCGCAGCACGTACCGATGAAACAACCTACGTGGTCTGGGGCTGGAGGCAGGGAGACGGAACCCTGTGGCAGCCAAATCAGCGCGTCATTGTTTTCGACCCGGTTTGCGGCTTCAACAACAGCGAACTCCTCATCTCTGAAGTGACATTCACTAAAGACAACAACGGCACATTGACTGAGCTGCGTGTCGGTCCTCCAGATGCCTATCTTCCCGAACCGGAAGACAAGCAAACGAAGGGTATAAAAAAACGCAAAGCGAAAGAGGAGCCGTTCTGATGGGAGCTATACAAAGCCTTCAGCGTCAGGTTCTGAGCCTGATTGGGCGTGCGGTGGTTAAGAGTATCAACGCCGCCAGCAAATGCCAGACGGTCGATGTCGAATTACTGGCAGGCCAGGGAAAGGCAGGCATTGAACATCTTGAGCCCTATGGTTTTACATCCCGTGCGAAATCCGGCGCAGAGGCTGTTGTGCTCTTTCCGGATGGCGATCGTTCCCATGCTGTAGTGGTGAGTATCTCGGATCGCCGGTACCGAATTAAAGGACTGAAAACCGGAGAGGTCGCTTTCTACGATGACCAGGGCCAAACAGTCACCCTCACACGAAATGGCATCGTGATCGATGGTGGTGGAAAGGTCATCACCTTCAAAAATGCCCCTAAAGCCCGATTTGAAATGGATATCGAATCGACAGGACAGATTAAGGACTTATGTGATTCTTCTGGTCTGACAATGGCCGCAATGCGCGTGACCTATAACGGGCACAAACATAATGAGAACGGGAATATCACTGATGCACCTGATACAAAAATGGAGGCGTAATGGAGCTCTGGCTAACAGTAAACGGAAAAACCGTCAGTGCCAGCTCTCAGCTCGATCCGCTCACCCGCGCAGTGGTGATTTCTTTATTCACTCACCGGCGCGCCGATCCTGATGACAATGTTGATGTACCTATGGGGTGGTGGGGGGATACCTGGCCTGTTGTTGCGAACGATCGATATGGTTCAAAACTCTGGTTACTGCAGCGCAGCAAACTGACGAATGCACTCGTTAATACTGTTCGTAACTATCTGCGTGATGCACTCCAGTGGATGCAGGAGGATGGCGTGGTGACGCGTATCGATATTGATATCCAGCGAACGGGTATTAACGAACTGGGAAACAAGATTGTTCTGTGGCGCCGGGATGGGCCTGTAACTATTTCCTTTAACGACCTGTGGAGCGTAATCACCAATGGCGGACAGTGAATTCCGGCGGCCAACGCTGGCCGAAAATATTAGCATGATCCGCACAGACCTTTTTGCCCGTCTCGACATCAATGATGAGCTTCGTCGTATGGATGAAGATGTCAGGGCTAAGGTTTATGCGGGGGCTCTGCATACGGTCTACGGCTATATCGATTACCTGGCAATGAATATGCTGCCTGACTTTTGCGACGAATCATGGCTTTACCGTCACGCAGCAATGAAACGCTGCCCCCGAAAAGATGCCGTGGCCGCGTCTGGTTTTATGCGCTGGGACGGCGTATCGAACGGGCTGAAGGTGAGCGCCGGGGCGGTAATTCAGCGTGATGACCTCGTGCAGTATACGGCGCAGGCAGATGCTACAAGTGCGGGCGGCGTTCTTCGTGTCCCCGTTCTTTGCAGTGTGACAGGCATGACAGGAAATATGGATGACGGGGAGACGCTTTCACTGGTTTCGCCTGTTAATGGACTCCCTTCCGGCGGCCTGGCAGATACGATAACCGGCGGCTTTGATATTGAAGATCTTGAGGTATGGCGCGCCCGTGTTCTTGAGCGTTACTACTGGACCCCGCAGGGGGGCGCTGACGGCGATTACATTGTCTTGGCAAAAGAAGTTCCAGGGGTAACCCGCGCATGGACCTACCGGCACTGGATGGGAACGGGAACGGTTGGCGTTTTGATAGCCAGCAGTGACCTCATTAACCCCATCCTGGATGATGCAACGGTTGCAGCAGCTCAGGCTCATATAGAACCTCTGGCACCGGTTGCGGGTTCAGACCTTTATGTGTTCAAGGGAACACCAAAAACGGTTAACTACACAATCGACCTGAATCCTGACACGCCTGAAATACGCGCGGCCGTGGAGGCTGAACTCCGATCATTTCTGTTGCGGGACGGCTATCCGGAAGGAACCCTGGAACTTTCCAGGACGAATGAGGCCATTTCTATTGCTGCGGGTGAGTACAGCCATAAACTTCTTTCGCCAACAGCAGATACGCCGATCGCGAAAAATGAACTTGCCGTTCTGGGGGTAATAACGTGGGTGTGAGCAATGATAATTATGTCCAGCTTCTGGGGGCGCTGCTGCCTCCTGGCCCTGCATGGTCAGTTGACGATGTGGCGATAAGCGGCGCTGCTCCGTGTTTACTCAGGGCGCATCAGCGTGGTGACGAGCTCATGCTGGAGATCGACCCACGAACGACAACAGAGCTTATTGACCGATGGGAGCGGTGCTGTGGTCTGCCTGACGAATGTATTCCGTCCGGAACACAGACTTTGCGGCAGCGGCAGCAGCGCCTTGACGCTAAGGTCAACCTTGCTGGTGGTATTAATGAAGATTTCTATCTTCGCCAGCTGACAGCACTGGGTAAGCCAGGAGCCACGATCACGCGCTATAACAAGGGACCTTTCAAATGTACGTCGTCGTGTATGGATGCGACCTATTCAACTGAATGGCGTTATTACTGGCAGGTAAATATGCCTGCTTCAACGGACGCCACCTGGATGACCTGCTCAGACAATTGCGAAACGCCCATTCGTTACTGGGGCGATACTGTTGCCGAGTGCGTTATCAATAAACTTTGCCCGTCCCATACCTACGTAATCTTCAAATATCCGTAACCGGAGACATTATGCATCGCATTGACACATCCACTGCGCAGAAAGATAAATTCGGCGCGGGAAAGAACGGCTTTACCCGTGGAAACCCTCAGACAGGCACGCCAGCGACAGATCTTGATGACGATTATTTCGACATGCTGCAGGAAGAGCTGGCTGGCGTGGTCGAAGCGACAGGAATCGTTCTGGACAAAACAAAACATAATCAGTTGCTCACCGCTTTAAAGGCTTTGTTCCTGAGTCGTCAGCATCCGTTCGCCGATATCAAAGCGGATGGTGCAGCGGCGATTTCTACGGCTCTCACAAACCTTGGTTTGAAAGAAGCCGCAAAACGTGAGGTCGGAACGGGGCTGGGACAGATCCCCGATATGTCAGCTTTTACCTCTGGCCCTGGGTGGGTTCGCTTTCCGGACGGAACAACAATCCAGCAAGGTAGCGCTGGCTTTGCAACTGGCGTGAATAACCAGTACGTCACTCTGCCACGTGCTTTCTCATCTGCTAATTTCAGGGTCGCTACTGTCTGGAATGACGTTGGTGTGCCTCAGGGAGGCGCTACAGCTCAGGCGGCTGCCGATATTGGCCTGGGAGCGGGGACGAAGACCACGACGCGGTTTGGGTTGTGGCAAGGTGGCTCGGGTGGTTTCAACGTTGACTGGATTGCTATTGGGGTATCTTGAAATGACAATTGAATATGTATGGAGCCCGTCAACTGCGGGTTTTTATCCAATAGTTGAGAAGGAGCGCCTAATGGCTGCCGGGGGATGGCCAGCCGATGGTGTGGACGTTACAGGTGAAGAATACACCGCGTTGTTTCCTACTCCTCCAGGGAAGTTTATTGATACGCTCAATGGTAGGCCTCAATGGGTTGATATGCCCCCGCCTTCAAAAGAGCAATTGATTTCTATGGCTGAAAATGAGAGATCAGCAAAGCGCTCCGTTGCTGATAATGAAATTAGTTGGCGTCAGGATGCAGTTGATGCAGGGATAGCAACAAAGGGGGAAACCGATGACCTTGCGGCGTGGAAAAAATACCGGGTGCTTTTGATGCGTATTGATACATCGAAAGCACCCGATATCGAATGGCCTACACAGCCGGAGGTTCGGGCCAGATGATTTCTGGTGCGGTATCCGTGCAGGATTGGCAGTTGCGCGCGCAGAAGGTCGCATTGGTGGTCGCAGGTCAAAATTAACGGATGAGCAATGGGCGCAGGCAGGGAGATTGATCACAGCAGGGGAATCGCGGCAGCGTGTGGCAATAATTTACGACGTAGGGGGTTCAACACTCTACCGAAAATTTCCGGTAGGTAATGGTTAGAGATAATGCAGGCCGCCAGTGAATATTGAAGCTGGCAGCCTGAACAATTTTACAGCCCAGCCTGGCGAACCGTCGGGAATTCAGACACCAGCCACATATCGGCCTCTTCAAACATTTCCTCCAGCATGCGGTTCAACTTTTCCCGATCGCTTTTGCTGGCATCACTATTCAAGCCGTTCGCCTGCATCGGCTTTACCTTCACTTCAGCATCAGGAAAAATCTGGTGCACTCGCTTTGTTAGCTCAGCCAGAATGATCTCTCTGGCCCCCTGGAGCCCTTCAACATTTCGCTTGTCATAAACCAGTTCAACAAACATACCGATCCTCTTATAAGTGAAAAATTGCCTGTGCTTGATCTGTTTCCATAAAAATACTGTCGCGGTAGGGATACCCGTTACCGGATACCCCCCGCACAGATCCCGGCGTGCGCGATTTACGCACCGGGCTCCTGCCTCGGGTGTCTGGCGGTGAACCGCTCCACAGGCCATGGATGAAGAACCCGAACCCTTGGTAGCCATGCGGCTGCCAGTTTGTTTGCTTTCGTCCAGGTCGTATCATCCTTCTGGCTCCTGCGCCTGAGCGCCCGGCGCCAGAGGTTTGTTACGTGTGTCCTGAACTTCTGCATGGTGGGGA